GAAATAAACATGTCAGAATAATTTTAGAAATAAACATGGCTGAATAATTTTATTTCTAAAATAATTATATTATCGTTATTTCTAAAATAAGTATATCATGTTTATTTCTAAACAATTATATCATTGTTATTTCTACCATAATTTTGTCATGTTTATTTATATAATCTTACCATAATTATAAAAAATAAACTTACAATAATATATTAGTAAATCAAAAATTGGATAAAGTTAATTAATAATTTTTTTAATTAATAATTATAAAATGATTAAGCAATATACCCTAAAAAATTTACATATATCCCCTGATTATATATTATTAACTCAAGTGAAAGATTGTGACGAAATTAAGAATTTGTTAAATAAGATTCCATATAATAATGATATGAATTGGACAAAATTATTACAGAGTCATTATAATTTATCAAAATGTTTTTGATACACCCGAAAGTCAATATAAAAAATTATTCGTGTATAAATATAATCGATTTAGATATATGTATTATTTTTTTAATATAATTTTTTTCAATTCATTCTTTTGATATATATTGTAATAATGATATATTTGTATATACTAATTATGCACATTTTATAGTTTCAGATATATTTTATAATATTAATTTAAAGGATTATAAAATTTCATATATATTTGAGTTAATTAAATATATTTATCAGATAAAACAATCCTAATAAACATATTCTTGATTAAATCAGATATCATATCTGATTTATACATTTTATTTTTTTCAATAAACTATGAAACTTACTTTATTGGTATTAATACCCTTCATTTTCCCAGGTACCAAAGTATATCTTGACATAAATAATTATTTTATAATATGATTAGTTATTGTGTTTAATTTAAAATATTTGATAAATATATAATTTTTAATTAAAATTTAGATTATATTAAACATAATTAAATCATTGTCCCATTATCAATTACACTGGTGACAATATCCTTAAATAGTACAATTATGTATATATTGATATGTATGTTTAAGTAATATGATAAACATAAATTACTTTTAAATTAGTTAACAACAGTATTTTAACACTATTCTACCAATTCCTCCAACACCCCCTTTTCCACCTATAGTTGGTTCTGTAGTTGTGGTTCCTTCTCCTCCTCCTCCTCCTCCTCCTCCTCCTCCTCCACAGTTGTAGTCAGTTGCATCAAATCCATTTTTTCCTGAATTTGGGGCAATTGCTCCATCGCCCCCTATTCCTCCACATACTCCTCCACCTGAACCACCACCACCACCACCATCACCAAAACTACCATTATATGGCGTATAACCACCACTGTTAGTTTTGTTACACCCACCAATTCCTCCACGGGAATTAATTAAAACAAATTTAAAGTATCCTCCGTTAGGAAATCCTGGGTTATATGACGACGAATTTAATAATGAATTAAAAAATGGTAAACCCATACCACCTCCATTTCCATTTTCGGTTGCATTTCCACCATTTGATTCATATCCATTTCCCCCTTTTTTAGCAATTAGATATCCAAACTTGGTATCATAACAACATAGTTGGGGTAATCCAATCATATATGGTATCCTTTCACATGGTGACACTAATATGTATTGATCTAAAATTATTTCACCACTTGCTCCTCCTCCTCCCCCCCCTCCATAGTTTCCTGTAATATCACCCAAATTCGGTGCTGTTCCATTTCCTCCATCAGCCCCATTTCCACCTGGACCCCACAATGATACTAATAATTCCGTCACATTTTTCGGAACAGTATAGTATCCACATCCTGATTCTATCACTACTGTTCTTATGCGACATGTTTTATTCCTAATAAATTTATAAATAATAATATCACCCTTACATTTTATGATTAATAACCCATGTTGATCCATATTTTTCAGATTCACATCTCCATCATCATCTATCTTTAAATCCGACTTTGGATTTACTACATATCCTCTTGGTAAATCTAACGTATATTCTGTTTCATCACATATATTTATACTTATTACTGATACTTTATTATCATATGTATGTTCAACCACCCATTTATCTTTAATTAGTTTGAATATTCTGTTCTTGATTGGATCTAAAAATTTAGTATCATCTAGTTTACATAATTTAAGCTCATCTTTCATTATATAAATTTTACATTCAATTAGTTCATACACGTATACTCCTTTCTGAAATACGTGATCCAATCCAATCACGTCCTTATATATTGGTATTTTTTTCATTTTTTTTAGTGAAAAAAAAATATTTTAAAAATTTTCACAATATTTCTGTTATATACAATTACATGATTCAGATAAATTTAAAATTTTCAAGTTATGATATAATCTAAAAGTATCTTGATTATGAGACACATTTAAAATTTTTAAGTTAGTTAATTTGGATATTTGATTTGGAATATTTCTAATTTGATTAAAATCTAAAAATATTTTTTCAAGATTAATCAACTGACAAATAACTAATGGAAATATTTTAAATAAATTATATGATAAATCTAAATGTATTAATGATGTTAATTTTGAAAAACTCTTGGGTAATTCTGACATTAAATTATTCTTTAATATCACTGAAGTTAAATGAATTAAATTTCCAAAATTGTGAGGTAATTCAATTAATTTTGATGTGATGAATATAGTTTTCAAATTTTTAATTTGATCAATATATTCGGGTATATAAAAATATTCAATAATGTCTATATGGATAGATTCTGTATCTACTTTATTAATCATCATAAGTAAATCTGAATATTTACAACTATTATAGTAATCAATGTTTTTCATAATTCTCACAATATTTAAATAATTAATTCCCCAATTTTCTGATATATACATTCCATATTTATTGAGTAATTGTTTAATAGTTGATTCATCATTAATCAAATGGCTCAATATATAATGTTTATAATACTCCTCATATTTAATTACACCAATCCGTAAATCCAAGTGACATAAAATTTCCCACTGTATATCTTTAGGCAATTGTCCAATTTGTTTACTTAACGACATTTTCTTTTTTAATACTGTTCACATAAATTTGTTTCATTTTTTTTAAGTGTCTGATGATTGATTTAATTTTAAATGTGTTGATATTCCCACTGAAACTATGATTACACATATGATCCATTTAAAAATGTGAGTAATGATTGATATTCCAACTAAAACAGTGGATAGTGAAGACATGTTAATATCATAATTAATTCTGATTACACATTTGGTCCATTATAAAAACGTGAGGGATGATTAACATTTACATGATGATTGATTTAATTTTAAAGGTGTTGACGTTCCAACTGAAACAGTGGGGTGTGAAGACATATTAATATCATGATTATTTTTAACAAGTATATTGGATATTAATTCTATAAATCCTGATTGAACATTTGATCCATTTAAAGCTGAAGTTTCCATAAACAGACAATTATGTGATTTACTAAATTGGATACCTTCATGTATTGAAACTTCACGTAACTGATTCAAATCTTGTTTATTTCCAATTATCATAATTATAATATCTTTATTAACATGTTGTTTTATATCAGTTAACCATATTGATAATCTATCAAATGACTCTTTTTTAGAAATATCATACACTAACAAACATCCAATAGCACCTCTGTAATATAATCGACTGATTCCTCGATATCGCTCCTGTCCAGCGGTGTCCCATATTTGAACTTTAATATTCTTATCATTAACCATTATTTGATTAGTGATGAATTCTACACCAATAGTGGATTTTGAATCTAGTTCAAATTCGCCTCTAATATATCTTCCTAATAAATTAGTTTTCCCTACTCCTGTATCTCCAACTAATATTAGTTTATACAAATAATCATAATCCTTTTCCATTCCCTTTTAATTTATTAAATTTAATTTTTATATTCTTTATCATTTTCAAATATTAATATCTAAAATTGTGATTGATTTGATTAAACCCTGTATTGATTCCAAATATGTTAGGAGTATATGTAATTATGTAATCTTTAAATTGTTTATTATTGGGGAATGTGGATGAGATTGCAATTCCATTCCAATCAACTAACTTATATAAATTTTTAACATAATATGTTATATCCTTTTAATCTTTATCATTTTCAAATTAATATCTAAAATTGTGATTAAACCCTGTATTAATTCCAAATACGTTATCATCAGGATATAATTGATCATATTGTTTATTGTGTTATGAGTATCTGTAATCTTTAAATTTTTATTATTGAATAAGACATACACCTTGTATTGGGGGTGAAGATGGAATTGTAATTTCATCACAATCGATTAACATAATATGTTATATCATTTTGAAATTAATATCTAAAATTATGATTGATTTGATTAAACCCCGAATTAATTCCAAATAAGTCATCATCAGGATATAATTGATCATATGGTTTATTTATTGTGTCAGGAGTATCTGTAATTATGTAATCTTTAAATTGTCCATTATTGAATAAGACAGTCACCTTGTATTGGGGAGGTGTGGATGGAATTGTAATTCCATCCCAATTGACTGACACGAATGAGTTATCTAAATGTAAAACTTTAATAGCTAAATTTTTAACATAATATGTTAAATCCATTTATTACATATATAAAAAAATGAAATTTCAAATTTTTTATATATGAAATTTTGAAAAAAAAAGCTTAAATAATGAGATTTAATATAAAATGGCGTTACAATTAGATACATTACCTAATGATATGAAAATAGAAATATTAAATAAGTTAAATTTCGAAGAAGTGATTAATGCATGTTATATTAATCAAAAAATGGAGATAATATTGTACCGATAATAATATCAAATTAGAAATATTAAAATATTTCAAGGAATCAGAAATTATCATTATTTTTTCTGAAAAAATAACGGAGCCGAATTTGGATGATTATAAGTTTATAGAAAGACTACTAAAATTTGGAATAAATCCAAATATATTATTCAACACTGGACATACTGGAATAATGATTGGGGTAGTACAAAATAATATATTTATTGTTAAATTATTTCTGAAATATAGAGGAGATCCTAATATAGGTAATCCGATAGTACAAGCTATACAAAACTATAATTATGACATGGTGCTAATGTTAATAATGATCCAATTGTTATAAACAAGTTAAGTTTAATAATTAATGATTATGAAATTGTAAAGATATTACTCGATGGAGGATTTGATCCAAATTACCCAGGATGGTTAAATAAGTCGTTAAAACAACATGATATTAACATTGCTAAACTATTGTTGGATCATGGTGCAAATAGTAATGACCATAATTCATTGACTGTAGCGATATTAAATAGCAGGGTTGATCAAGTTAAATTATTATTAGATTATGGGCCAAATAATAATGCTATAATGGAAACATGCTTTCATGTATCACTGAATATAGAAAGTATACGAATAGTTAAATTACTCATTCACTATGGTGCTGATGTGAATGTAAAAAATTCATACTTGGAGAATAGTTTATTTATATATTTAAAAAGATCAACTTTAAGTACAGTAAAATTGAATACAAATATAGATATGGTAAAATTATTAATAAATTCTGGATGTGAACTCAATGTTATAAATACACATGGTAAATCACTTTTTGGATGTGCATTATTAACAAATAATGTAAATATTGTTCAACTTTTATTAGAAAATAATATTGACATCAATATACAAGTGAATAAAGGGGAAAATGGATTATGGTTAAGTAATTCATATAGTTTTGTTATATTTGAATTATTATTGGAATACGGAATAGATGTCAATGCGTATAATTCATACAGTTATCCATTATTCAATGAAATTAATAATTATACTTATAATTATGTTAAGGTTAAAACATTAATACAATACGGTGCTAATATTAATTTCATTATTAATAATGAAACACCTTTATATATAGCTGTTAAACTTAGGGATGGGTCAGTAATGGATTTATTATTAGAAAACAAAGCTAAAGTTAATTTATTAAATCTTGCGATAACTGAAAATTATTTTTATGGATTTATAAAATTATTGGAATATGGAGCAGATCCAAATTTCCGACATATCAAAAATAATACTTGTTTAATTAACGCTATTCTAAATAATAACTCGGATACACATATAATGGTTAAGTTACTTCTTTAATTTGGAGCAGATCCAAATATGGTTGGAGAGAGTGGTTTAAGTCCACTAAAAATATCTACAGATCCGTTGATTAGTAAAGCCTTAATCAATGCTGGGGCAACTTTATAATGTTGTTAAATTAATAAAAAAATGGATGATTTTTTGAAAATAGTTATAATATAAGACAAATAATATTAAATTAATTTGTGAATACTTTGGAAGATTATTGTTGATATGAGTAATATTAACCAATTAAATTTAGGGTGGTAAGTTTTTTTGAAACATTAAAAAAAAATATGTGTGATTAAAAAGACGATGATTTGGATACAAGGGGAAAGTGACGACGAGTATATTATAGTATGTTTATTGAGTGATAAAACAGAAAGTGTAAGTTTTTGGAATTGCGATTATAGTATAAATTTAATGGAATATACGCCAAAATTTTTAAAATTAAAATCAACAGATTTCGATATAACACCACCTAAAGATAAAATTTATGTGGTTAGTTGTAATGGAACAGAACTGGTATATGGTGATAATTTGTGGAATAAAATAGATAAACCGGGAATATGTTTCCATATTGGAGATCAAATATATAATGATTCATTGTATAATAAATGGAAAAAAGAACCATTTGATGGTGACGAGATTAAGAAGGAATATTATAAACAATATTATGATGCGTGGGAAAAATTATCATTATATAAATATATGAATATATTTGTTCCAGATGATCATGAAATCAATGATGACACTTATTATTGGTCATCAAAAAATAGTTTAGATAAATTTTTTGGAGAATTATGTATTAATTTTTACTTATCATTTCGGATAAACACATGGAAAGATTATCCGGCAGGATTATTACCTAATAGTAGTATTATAGGAGATTTGAATTACACATATGTTCATAATAATGATACTATAATAGTAGTAAATCAACGATTTACTAAACCATTATTTTCAGATGTTCCAAATATAGATGAATATAAAAAAATAATATGGATATCTAGTGCTAGTGTAGTTCCATATTACACATTGGATGATTCTGAATTTTATAAGGATAAGCAGTATATTGATGGATACAATCTATTATATGATAAATTAATAGATAAACAAAGTATATTAATAGGTGGAGATATTCATTTGTATATGGAAGGATATATTCATAAAAAATTAAACTACATTCCTTTTTATATATCTAGTCCAATTAATAACAACACTACGGATATTTTTGGATCGGAATATCGATTATATGATAGTAATTATAAAATTCAGATTACCGATATCAAAAAAACTGCGTTAAATGTGTTAGAAGTAAATCTTAATACTTTTAAAGTGAATCACTATTATACTGATTTAGGTTACATTAAAACAATTACTAATATTTTTTATTATTATTATAATAAATTATTATCTTGTGGTGTGTGAGTAAAATATAAATAATTTTAAATAAAAAAATATTTTTAGGAAAAATGGTGGCGCATGGTAATTTATCCAAAACAGGGAAAGTTAAATTATCCACTCCATTTCAGGAACGAAAGGATAATCCTAAAAAATTAGCAGGAAGGGCTAAATATCGGCGAAAATATCACAACCATATTATTATGAATATCACAGGAAACGATCAATCGAAATATTAAATGTGATAAATTATTCATACACATAACACCCATGTAAATACGATAATATTTATTTTGTTGTTATAGATGAGGTATTTGTAGGATCATTGAAATCATTAGGTCATATAGGAAGTATAATAATTACTAAGAAAGCAATCACATTATTATGATATATTTTAGTCATTTTTTTTGACGATTTACCGAAGATGTGATTATTTTGATAAAATTATTTATAAATAAATATATATATAAATGGAGAAGATAACATTAGATGATTATGATAATGTTATTCCTGAATGGAAAAGATTTATATGGTGGACAGTCGAATGATCATTGTATTTATTTCAACAATTTCGTAAGAAAGAATATGACGAAGAATGTATAATAGCAAAAGGTGTCAGTATTAGTAATTGTGGTTTCTGGGTTGAAATGATTCACTATATAATAACAAAATCAGAAATGAATCAAGAAGACATTTTTAATGAAACAATAAATTTAGATATTGAAGAAATTCCAATATTAAAGGTAAATCAATTCATATATACATTTACAATTGAAGGTATATATGAATTGCACATGTTTGTAATAATAATTACAAAATCAAACGTGCATTATCTTGGGACACATTACTCTTTTTGTACTGTAAATCATCGAGTATATAATTCATTAAACGAATTAATTAATGAGATT